CATAATTGATAATGATAGCATGATTTTAGGCGGTAATATGCGATTAAACGCATTATTAGAACTAAAGTATAGTGAAGTACCTAACGAGTGGATAAAGAAGGCTAAGGACTTAACAGAGGATGAAACAAGACGATTCATTATTGCTGATAATGTTGGATTTGGTGAGCATGACTGGGATTTATTGGCGAATGAATGGGATAGCGAACAGTTGATTGAGTGGGGCTTAGATGTTTGGAATAACAATAAACAAATTAATTTGAATGATTTTTTTGAAGAAAACAACGAACCAAAAGAAGAAAAATTTAAAATAATACTTGAATATACGGAGGAGGATTACGCAGAAATAACTGAACTTTTTAAAAATTATTCAGGTACAAAAGAAAAAATTGTGTTTAATTTGTTAAAAAATTAGTAAGTTTATAAAAAATATATAAATATGAAAGCTGAAGTTATTATTCAATTTGAAATCGAAGGTTATCACCATTATCCAAACGCACCAAAAAAAGTTAATTTTTTAGCAAATAATCATCGACATACTTTTTCTATTAAAGCAGGGTATTTAATTAGTGATTTAAACAGGGAAAAAGAAATTTTTATTGAACGTGATTACATTAAAGAATATTTAAACGAAAGTTTTGGAAGTCCTTGTGATTTTGAAAATATGAGTTGCGAAATGATTGCAAAAGAAATTTTAGAATACGGACAACCTGAACAAATGATTTGGTGTGAAGTGTGGGAGGAAAAAACAGGGGGTGCAAGAGTTGAATTATGATAGTTACAAATCAATCCAATCTCAAAGTACATTTTGCAGGGGCAGAACAAACTGATTTTAGTTATTGTTTAGCAACAGGAGCAGGTGTTAATTATTTTCTATTTACAGTTTTTGGTTTCATTGCTCATAGTTTAGGGATAAAACACGGAGGCTTTTGGAAAGGAACACCAATATTTAAAGAGTTTAAATATTTTAATACACGGCATTCAATAATGGATAGTGGATTGTTTACATTAATGTTTGGTGCTCATGCAGGAAAAAGAAGTGAAAAGGAAATAGAAATTTGGTATAATGCTTTAATAAAATTTGTTATTGACAATAATGTACAAAGTAGTTGTGTAGAAGTAGATTGTCAAAAAATATTAGGTACTGGTAAAGCATGGGAATTAAGAGAAAGAATGCGAAATGATTTGCCAAACAATAGAATTATAAATGTATTTCATAAAGAAGATGGTCAAAAAGGTTTAGAAAGAATGATTGAGTTTTCTGATTATATTGCAATATCAGTTCCTGAGTTGCGTTCATTAAAACAAAAGAAATATACTTATCATTTAGCACATTTTATAAAAAATAAAAAACCATCAATTGATATTCATTTATTAGGATGCACAGAAAAACAAATGTTAAAAGATTTAAACTTTTGTTCAACAAGTGATAGTACGTCTTGGTTACAAATAAATAGATATGGAAATATTGGTGGTAATAAAGAAAGAAATATAATTAGAAGTAAAATGGTTGAATTTGATAAAGTGGTTTTAGAAATGGGAACAAGATACAATAAAGAAATAACACCAAATAGATTAAGATATTATTCTAACTATATACTTAGTGCAAAATATAACAAACAAATCTATAATGACTATGCAGGGAATCAAGATTGAAAAAAAGTATCATTTCTATGCAGCACATAGAAACAAAGAAGCAGGAGAGAAGTGTGGAAGAATACATGGACATACGTATGAAGTAAAATGTTACTTTGAATTTAACGAAATTAATGAAGGAGGAATAACTTGTTTATTTAGTGATATAGATAAATTAGTTGAACCAATTATTAAAGAACATTGCCATTGGTTTTTACTTTATGATAAAGATCCTTTATGTGAGGTTTTAGATTTAGCTAATGAACTATATTTAAAGTTACCATTTGTTACTTCTGCAGAGAATATGGCAATGTGGTTATTTACAAGAATTAAAAATGAAACAAAGTTACCTATTATTAAAATTGAGTTAGCAGAAACCAAATCATCAAATGTAATATATGAAATTAAAAGTTAGTGAAATATTTTACTCGTTACAAGGCGAAGGAGCAAGAGCAGGAACACCAACAATTTTTATTAGGTTGCAAGGGTGCAAGGCAAAGTTTGCCTGTGCAGCAAGTGGTATAAAGTGCGATACCGAATTTGAAAGCGGTAAAGAATATTCATTGATTGAAATAGAAAACTGGATAACTTCCAATGCTGGCACTTGTAAAGAAATAACTTGGACAGGCGGAGAACCAACAGACCAACTGACAAATGAAATGGTTGCCTATTTTAAAAATGCAGGTTTCTTTCAAGCAATAGAAACAAGCGGATTAAATCCAGCGCCTGAGGGATTGGATTTTGTTTGTGTTTCGCCCAAAGTGGCAGAGCATATCGTTAGTAAAAATTTTCCTAATCAAATAACAGAATTGCGTTATGTAAGACACAAAGGGCAAGATATACCACAACCGCAAGCAAAAGCATTACATTATTGGCTTAGTCCACATAGCGATGGATTTACAATTAATAGTGAAAACCTAAAACATTGTATTGAATTATGCAAGCAATACCCTAAATGGAAACTATCAATTCAACAGCATAAATTATGGAATGTATTATAAATAGTGCTGAATGGCATTTTAAAGAAATTTTAAAGCATTTAGGAGAGAATGTGGAAAGGGAAGGTCTAAAAGATACTCCAAAGCGTTACATAAAGTTTATGAAAGAATTTTTAGAACCAAAAGAATTTAACTTTACAAGTTTTGAAGCAGAAGGAACAGATGAAATGATACTACAAACAAACATTCCTTTTTATTCTTTATGTGAACATCATACAGCTCCTTTTTTTGGATTTGCTAATGTAGCATACATTCCAAATGAAAAAATTGTTGGTTTAAGCAAATTAGCAAGGACTGTTGATTTATATGCAAATCGTTTTCAAAATCAAGAAAGAATAACTACACAAATTGCTGAACGATTACAAAATGAATTAAATCCAAAAGGGGTGGCTGTTCATTTAAAAGCGCAGCATCTTTGTATGTGCATGCGTGGAGTTAAAAAACATGACACTTGGACTTCAACGAGTAAAATGTTAGGAATATTTAAAGAAGATCAAAAAGCAAGGCACGAATTTTTAAGTTATATTGTATGAGTAATCAAACGAAATCGAACACTAAAAAAGAGCTTGATTTAAAGCAGTTAGCAATGATTGAGGCTTTAGAAAAAACGCTTGGAGTTGTTACGACAGCTTGTAAGCAGGTTGGTATAGTACGTTCAACGCATTATGAATGGATGAAGATTAAAGCATATAAAAAAGCAGCAAAGGATGTTAAAAATGTTGCTTTGGACTTTGGCGAATCCTGTTTGCATAAGGGAATGGCAAAAGGAAATCCATTATTAATAATGTTTTATTTAAAATGCCAAGGGAAAGAGCGTGGTTTTATTGAACAAAATATAGTTGAGATTAAAGGTAACATGAAATTCAAAGCAGATTTTGGCATCAGCAACACTATACATCCCACATCGGAAGCAGAGGGAGATACATCATTCGATAAATAACGAGCCTTATAAGTACTATATACTTTCTATTGGTAGGCAGTTCGGCAAGACCTTACTGGCTACTAATCAAATGATGTACTGGGCATTGAATAACAATAACGTTAAGATTGGATGGGTATCCCCTATTTATAGACAATCCAAAAAAGTATTCAAAGAAACCTACAAAGCATTTGAGAAACGACCTGAAATATATTCAAAGAAAACAAGCCATTCCGATTTAATAATTGAATACGTTACTGGTTCATCTATACAGTTTTTCAGTGCGGAGAACTACGATAACATAAGGGGCAACACATTTGACTATCTCATTTGTGATGAGTTTGCATTCATGAACTCGGAAGCATGGACAGAAGTATTAAGAGCAACAGTTTTGGTTTGTGGTAAAAAAGTTTTATTAATTTCAACACCAAAAGGCAAAAATCACTTCCATCAAATATTCAATTTAGCAGGGGATAATTCTCTTTACAAATCCTATCACTTAACTTCCTATGACAATCCCCTAATTGATGCAAAGGAAATAGACGATGCAAGGGCAACACTACCCGAACACGTATTTAGGCAGGAATACCTTGCAGAGTTCGTGGATGGTGGCAGTGGCTTATTCATTAATCCCATCACAATAACATCCGCAGAAAAAACAAATAGAATGTACGCAGGTTTGGATATAGGCAGAGCAGACGATTACACTGTTCTAAGCGTGTTTAATGATAAGGGTGATATGTACTATATCGAAAGGTGGAATCATGACACATGGGCAAATATAGTAGGCAAGGTAACACAACGTATTAACGAGTTCAACTGCTATACATTTGTCGAGGTGAACGGAGTTGGTGATCCTATCTATGAGCAAGTAAAATCAAAGGTTAATGATGCTAACTTAATCAAGCCATTTGTAACCACATCGAAAAGTAAGCAGGATATAATTGAGCAGCTTGTTGTTGCAAACCAAAATAAAGAGGTACGATTTATAGATAAAGAATGGCTTCTAAAGGAGTTAGACCTATTCACCTACGAATACAACCCTAAAACAAAATCAGTTCGTTATTCTGCCCCTAATGGCTTCCACGATGACGGAGTGATGGCATCCGCTATTGGTTATAATGCTATGAAGTCATTAAAATCTTCGGGTGTATATTCGATGGGATAAAAAAAACATTACTTTCCTTTGTTTCCGCTTGTTCTACCGATGGGCAAAAGTCATTTGATTTGCTATATTAAATTATGAAGGTAGCAAACACATGGGCAGAAGTATCCCTAAAACAATACATTGAGATTACTGACATATCACAAATTGATATGGATGAGTTAGACAAGCAAATAAAGGTGTTAGCAGTATTATCTAATACTAGCGAGGACTTACTATGTGCTATGGAACTATCATTGCTAAAACAAGCAATAAGGGGATGCCAATTCATTTACACCAAGCCACCAACAAAACACAT